GTCAAAAAAGGGGATACGCTTTGGGACATCGCCGGCAAGTTTTACGGAAAACACACGGAGTGGCGGAAAATCTGGAACGCGAATAAAACCTCCATGATTAAGCGCAGCAAACGGAATATCCGGCAGCCGGGGCATTGGATCTTCCCGGGGCAGAAGCTGAAGATACCGCAATGAAACGGGTGAAAAGATGATTGAACTATTTGTCATAAAAGAAACGGAGTGGCTCGAGCTTGTCACAGAAAGCGTAACGCTGGAAGGACACAGATATCAGGCGCCCCGCTCCATCGAAGCGACGATTGTCGTAAAGCAGGGCAGCCAGACGTATTACGGCGTATCAGAAGGGGATACGGTTTTGTTCAAATGGAACGGAAAAGAGCTGTTCCGCGGCGTTGTTTTTGCAAGAACGCCCGATGAGCATACCGTCGCCTTCACCGCATACGATATGCTTCAATACCTTGTGAAAAACCAGGACGTTTACGTGTTTTCCAACAAGCGCGCCGATCAAATATTGAAAAGGATCGCCAGCGATTTTCAAATTCCCGTCACATCCATTGCCAACACAGGCCATACCATTAAATCACTCGTTTTTAAAAATGATACAAGCCTTTACGATATGATGCTAAAAGCGTTAAAGCAGACAAAAAGCCAGACGGGGCGCAATTATCAGCTCTATTCAGAAAAAGGCAGGCTCGGCTTGCGTGAATGGCCGGAGCCGTCTGACATATGGGTGCTGGAAACAGGAGTTAATATCACAGGGTATCAATACAGCACCTCAATTGATGACACCGCAACCCGTGTCGTCATGCGGCTGCAAAAAGACAATAAAACCGTGAAGGCTTCCGCGTCAGACAGCGCGGGCATGAAAACATTCGGCGTTTTACAGTATACCGAAACGGTTTCTGACGACATTAACGAAGCCCAGCTGAAACAACGCGCAAAAGTGAAGCAGGCTGAGAAAAAAGGCGTTAAGAAAGAGCTGAAAAATATACAGGCGATCGGTATTCCTGGGTTGGAAAGCGGATTGCCTGTCTATATCTCAATTCCGGAAATCGGGCTGAAGAAAACCTATTATGTAGATACGGACCGCCATGAATTCCAAGGAACAAAACATACCATGACGATTGACGTCACGGAGAAAAATTCACTTCCGGAGGGGACATCCTGATGAGATTAAGTGATGCCATTAAACATTTAGCCGTCGGAGCGGTTGACGCCGAAGCGCCGGTGGAGCTGATGCCGGCCGAAGTGACCTCCGTTTCGCCGCTTGAGCTGAAACTGAAAGATCACGACAAACTTTTGATTCCGTCTGATGCACTCATTGTGCCGAAGCGGCTGAGATCCGGAGAAGATGATCAGCTCCAGGCGGGAGATCGGGTGATGACCGCCGCTTTAACAGGAGGGCAGTCTTTCTTTGTACTGGACAAAATTTAACCGGCGTTCGGACGGAAATGTAAGAGAATATCAGCCTATTAAAGCCGCTTCATCATCCGAAGAGGGCTTTTTTACATGATCAAATCTAAAAGGAGCGGGTGCAATGGCCCTGACACCGGAAATCGAATTTGAAGATTTGGAGGATGCGAGTGAGGCCATTGAAACTTCACAAACCTACCGAATTGATTTTGAAAACAACCGGATTACCAATGAACTGATAAACGGACTGGACGCAATCAGACAATTCGTCTATATCGCTCTTCACACAGAACGGTATTCATATTCGGTTTTCAGCCATGATATCGGAAATGAACTGCAGGAAGTGCTTTCAGATCAGAACACGACGGATGCTTATAAAAAAATGGAGATTCCAAGACTGATAGAAGAAGCCTTGCTGTATGATGACCGTATTTTGGCTGTTACCAATTTTGAGATTGAGAAAAAAGATGATGCCTTCACCGTCTCTTTTACCGTTGAAACTGATGAGGGCATGCTTGAGATAGAGGAGGTGCTGGGTGAGGATGTTTGAAGCTCAGACGTTTGACGACATTATGGACAGAATGCTGACGCGCATTACGGCAGATATTGATACGAGAGAAGGCAGCGTCATTTACAATGCGCTCGCGCCTGCGGCCGCTGAGCTCGCAAAGTCTTATATTTGGCTTGATACCGTGCTGGAGCTCGTGTTTTCCGATACGGCTCAGGGAGAATTTCTGGACAGGCGGGCTGCTGAAGCGGGAATTGAACGAACACCTGCCACAAAAGCGGTCAGAGCCGGAGAATTCACAGCGGGCATCACCATTCCGCCAGGCTCTCGTTTCTTCGTTGATAACCTGTATTTTCAATATACGGGGGATGGAACGCTTGAATGTGAAACAGCCGGTGAAGCGGGCAATGCCGGCATTTCAGGGCAGAACCTGCTGCCGCTTGATACGATACCCGGGCTTGAGAAAGCAGTCATGCGCGATATATTAATTCCCGGCCGTGAGGAAGAAGATGACAACAGCTTAAGGGCGCGCTATTTTACCCGTGTCCGCCGGGAAGCAGTCAGCGCAAATAAACAGCACTATAAACAATGGGCCGAAGAGGTTGACGGCGTCGGCAGGGCGAAAATCTTTCCGCTTTGGAACGGAGACGGAACGGTGAAGGTTGTCATCACAAATGCGAATTTGGAACCGGCATCAGATATTCTGATCAAGAAAGTAAAGGATTATATTGATCCGGACGAAGGGCAGGGAGAAGGACAGGCGCCGATCGGAGCGGCAGTAACGGTGGAAAGCGCCGTATGGAAGGAAATCGAAATCTCCGCTTCCGTGCTGCCTGAGCTGAACAGCTCGATCGATGACGTGAAAGCGGAGATTGAAAAAGGCGTCCTGAATTTATTTAAGAAAATGGCCTTCGAAGAAAACACCGTCCGTTTATCACAAATTAACAACATCGTTTATAACTCGGCATCCGTCAGTGACTATGCCGATATCAAAATGAACGGTGCGGCGGAAAACCTCGTGCTCAGTGATGTGGAAATTCCTAAACTCAAAGAGGTGACAATCCTTGAGCAGACTCGATGAGATGACGGCGTACCTCCCGCCGTTTTTAACCCGATTAAAGGAAATGGCACAACTGCTTGAGGCGGAAGCTCCCGAGTTTGAGCGGCAGAATAACGATATTTTCGATTTGACAGATCAGCTCTTTATCACGACGGCGACGTGGGGGCTTGACCGCTGGGAAAAAATATTAAAAATACCGCGGGAATCAGGTGACACGGAGGATATGAGACGGCTCAGGCTGATTTCAAAGATGTCGAATATTCCGCCCATCACACATCAAGCGATCGAGCAGGCGCTAAACCGTTTTTTAAAACATCCGTCAGCTTACGTTCGGATGTTTCCGGGGCAGTATCGTTTTTATGCCGATATCGGGCTTGATGACCTGCAGCACATGAACGAGCTGATTGAAACGCTTGAAAAAATCAAACCCGCTCATTTGGCATATACACTGAGAGCCGCATTAAACGAAACACTGGAAATCAAAGACCGGGTCATTCTCAACAATCGGAGATACCGAAAAGTCAGTGAACTGAAGGTCGGTTATTCCGTCACACTCAACAATAACGAGGTGGTCTTACCATGATATCAGCCGCTTACAGACAGCGTGCCGCAGCCGATCTGAAAAACAGGATCACAAAAGTGCTGTTAAACGGAAAAGAAACTCCGATTGCGGACATTTCCGTAAAAGATGCCGCAGTCACCGTTCTCACACGCAGGGAAGAAGACGTCAAACACATTGAAACCGTGCAGATGCTTGACGAAACAGGAAGCGTCATCACAGAACGAAAAACAAATTTAGATCTCAGCAATAACAGAACGCTTGATTTAAGATTTACCTTTGAGGTGGTGTAACGATGGCTTACGAAGAAAAAACAGACTGGCTTCCGGACGATCCGATTAACGAAGATGACGTCAACCGCTGGGAAAAAGGCATAAATGACGCACACACGGATCTGGCGGCCCATAAAAACGACATGAACAACCCGCACAAAACGACAAAGGCGCAAATCGGCCTCGGAAACGTAGACAATGTCCAGCAGGCAGCAAAGAAAGATTTTGACCGGCACAATCAAGATCTGGACCGGCATGTGACGAAGGAAGAGCGACAGAAGTGGAATAACGGGCAGTTAACAAAGCTGACGGATGATTCAGGGAAATATTTAATAAGTATACAAGATGGCTTGGATTTTCATCAAATTGTAGACCAGCTTAATCAATCTTTTTTCTTTTACACAAATAACACGGGAGTTCATACTCCTCCGCTTTCCACCAGAGGCTTATATATCGGATTCAAGTCTTATGGTGAGGCTCTGGCAATGGATTATGAAGGAGGCACATGGAGAAAAACCCTTAAAGCTTCCGGCTGGTCTGATTGGGTTCAGTTAGAAACTTCGGAAGGCGCCCAAAAAAAAGTCGATGCCCACACAAATCAGACTGATATCCATGTAACGAAAGCTGAAAAGGATACATGGAATGCAGGGCAGCTGTTTAAAATCACCGCTGATAACGGCACGCAAAAAATCAATTTAACTTCCGGCTCGTTTTATGACTCGTTAAAAGATGTTGGTTCTGTAACTTTTTACGGAACCAATGCAGTAACAGACAACCCGTCAAATACGAGTCTCCGAGGTATGCAGTTAGTGGGGCAGCCGGGAATAGGTAATGGTTATGCTGTAGACGTGAAGGGTAATGCATGGTGGTTTTATTATAACACTAATCAAACAGCAATCAATTGGTATCCAATTGAATCCATAGCTGGAGCGCAGTCAAAGGTCGATGCACATGCGATAGATTCATCAATTCATATAAGTCCTATCGAAAGAGACAAATGGAACGGCGGCCAGTTGGCGAAATTGACAAAGGATGATGGGAAACGGACACGCTTAGAAAGCGGATCAGACATACTGGCACTGAGCTCGGGGTTTTATTATGGAATGGGTGCTCAGCTGAAAAACAATCCGGTTGAAAATGATAATTCCTTGTTTAACTATGATGTGATTGAGAGTGAGTCAGGTAGAAAGTCGATTTTGGCTTGGAGAAGTTACGATAATAATGTATGGATCGCGACTGTTCATACAGACGGTGTTTTTAAGGGGTGGAAACGTCTATTTACTGAAGAAGAATTTAATAAAATGACCTGGTATGATTTAACACTAATTAATGGGCATAAGGCTGGCGCAAGAAATCCTCAGTATGCAGTGTGGGGCAACCAAGTATTCACACGTGGTGAAGTGGTTCCCCCAGATTTCGACAGCGTTTTTGCTGTACTTCCTTCTGAAGCTCATCCTTCAACACAGAAATCAATGGCTGCCCCACTCTTTGGAACAACCGGGATAACAAAATATTATGCCGAACCAACGGGAGAACTGAGAATTAACGGGAAATATGCCAAAATAGAGGGGAATATTACAGGGATTTCAATAGATAATAATTTCACTTTGTAATGGGGGATGAATATGCAAGTCTTTTTGTATGATGAGAATTTTTATTTTCAAAGGCCTGAAATCTTAGACAGTACATCAAGTATAATGCCGCAAAACTCAACAACCATAAAACCTCCGGACGGCTTATGGAGGCCGCAGTTTGATGAAGTAAATAAAATTTGGAACGAATCTGCTGATCAAGAATATAAGGAAAATCAAAAAAACAAGTATCAGGATGTGGTGGAGCCGGATCCCATTGTGGAACAGTTGAAAGAAATCGGACAGCAACTGGCAGATGAAAAACTAGCGAGAAAACAAGCAGAACAAGCTCAAAATGCTTTAGGTGTACAATTGTCTGCCGAAGTGGTAGCAAGGGAGAAAACAGAGATGTTGAATAAAGCTTTAGGTGAACAATTAGCGTCTTTAAAATTAGAATTATTAAACGTAAAAGGAGAATGAAAAAATGAAGAGACTTAACTTTTGGGTTTACGCTTTGTTTTATAAGTGGGCCACAATAGAAATGGTAAAACAGGCTATGGGCTATGATGACTGCTCTGCCGAAGATCTGGCTGAAGGTGTGGCCGCGAAGTATATCACGCCTGAGGAATTTCAAGAAATAACGGGTGAAACATACGAAAATTATAAAAATGCTGTGTCATAAGCCAAACGGCTTTTTTTATTTGTCATTTTTAGTAAATGAGAAAAGGAGGACGGCCGATGAAAAAGCATTCATTTGAATTTCCCGCCGATCAACTTGGCAGACCCGGCGCCGTAAAAGCTTATCGCGGTAACAAAAACGATTATGTCACACCGGTTGCTGATTTGTCCGGAATGGCAGAGCTTCTTACCAATACGCCGCTAGAAGCGATTGAAGTTTACAGCCAATTCGGACAAGACCGTTTAGGAGCCGTCTTAATAAACAGAGCACAGGGGTGGGCTTATTCGGACCGCAGCGGAACTCTTTTTATCGAAGAGAGTGAGGATAACAATTCGTGGACAGCTTCACATTCTGTCGCAGTAAAAGGCGGAGTGCTGACCGCTTCGGGTTGGGTCAGCCTGACAAAACGATATTACCGGTTCCGTTTTGAAAACGGAAATCAAAAGCAGTCCGAATTTGTTTTATACCAATCTGTCGGTTCGGGCGGTGATATGGCGTTTTCATATACAGACGTGATTTTTCATGAAAATGCAGCAGAGGCGGGCGAGGGAAGCATCTTCTCGGCGGGCGCTTGGAAAAAACTTCTCGTCGAAATCACCGGCACGGCTGAGTCGGGCCATGTCGCGTTTTGGGGGAGATCCATCTCGGGAAAAAACGTGCCGATCAGAGGAATCAAGTCTGATGACGGGACATCAGCCGCCGGTACGTCAGGCACAGAAGAAGTGTGGTCATTTGATATTGCCGGCTTTAAGGAAATCGTCATGGAAATCAAAAGCATTTCCGGCGGGAGCCTTTCTATCAAAGGCACGGCATTTTCGTAAGAATGAAGCTTCCGAAGGGAGGTGAGAACAATGTAAGAGGGGGGAGCTGAAGTGCTTCTGGATGAACAAGCGGTGCAAAAAGAATTCACAGGCATCAAAGGTGAACAAAAGGTGCTTGAACAGCGGGTGGCCGTATTAGAGCGGGTATCCGACCGGCAGGATCAGCAAATCATGACGCTGAACGAAAAACTGAACAAAATTGACGAAAACACAACATGGATTAAGCGGACCATTACAGGAGCGATCGTGACAGCAATCTGCACGGGCGTCATTGGCGGAGCCATCGCCATCATGTACAATCTGCTGCAAAAGTAAGGGGGAAACCGATATGAAATTCGCGGACAAAGGCACGGTCGTCAGGACGGTGCTTCTTTTGCTTGCTTTATTGAATCAAACTTTGCTGATGTTCGGCAAATCGCCGCTGAATATTCAGGAGGACCAGGTCAGCCAGCTTGCAGATACGCTGTATGCCGCCGGGTCGGCCGTTTTTACAATCATAACGAC